ACCATCTACGTTCAATAGTGTAGTGCCTGTAGGGCCTGTTGGACCTAGTAAACCTTGGTTTCCTGTAGGACCTGTAGGACCTTGAATACCTGTAGGTCCTTGAATACCTTGTAATCCTGTAGGACCAGTTGCTCCAGTAGGACCCGTATTACCAATTGCAGCAGCAACAACGATTAACCAGTTTGCTGGGTCATCAACAGGTGTTATTCCTGCAGTAGAGGCGTTATTTCTACGGACGTATGTACCTTTAAGTGTTGGAGTGTCGTAGAAAACTGCCTGACCTGGTGAGTAACTAATTCCTGCTTGCCAAGTTCCAACAATTGTAAATGGCTGAGGACCAGTTGCACCTGTGGCACCTGTAGGACCAGTGATTGAAAGTCCTTGAATACCCGTAGGTCCTGTTGGACCTGCAACACCAGTTGCACCTGTAGGTCCCTGAACCTGACCAGCATTAATCCACTGGTCGCCATCCCAAATAAATAGGTTTCCAGCTACTAAGTATGGGTCACCAGTTGTTGGAGTTGGGACAGCTGCAGTAAGTTCTTGGAATGTAGCAAATGCATTAAGGATGTTTAAGCCACGGCCTTGTGGACCTGTAGGACCAAGTGGACCTGTAGGACCTAGAGGTCCTTGAACACCTGTAGGACCTATTGGTCCAGGTGTTGTTGATACGGGACCAGTATTACCTGTTGGACCAATAGGACCTTGGATACCCTGGATACCTTGAGGACCAGTGTCACCTTGAGCACCTGTAGGTCCTAGTAAACCTTGTGGACCTTGTGCTCCAGTCGCACCAGTAGGTCCTTGGATAGCGCCAGCGCTAATCCATTGTGAACCGCCCCATACAAATAGGACACCATTAATTAAGTAACCGTCACCAGTTGCACCAACAGGTTGAGCAGCTTGAAGTTCTGCTAATGAGTTATAAGTTCCAAGAACATAAATAGATGCACCAGCAGGACCAACAGCACCTGTTGGACCTTGTGGACCTGTTGCACCAGCGGTACCTGCAGCACCTGGGGTACCAGCAGAACCTTGAACACCTTGAGGTCCTTGTGCACCTGTAGCACCTTGTGGACCAGGAGCACCGATTGCACCAGTTGCTCCTGTTGCACCAGTTAGACCTTGCGGACCTGTAGGTCCAACAATACCTTGCGGACCAGTAGGGCCTTCTACTGTGCTAGCCGCACCAGTTGCACCAGTTGGACCAGTTGCTCCCTGTGGACCAGCGGCTGTTAGACTAAATGAACCGTTAAGCGCAGAGTCTTCTTCTGAGACAAAGTAAAGAGTTGCAGGACCAGTAAATGGGACGTCCCAGAAAACAGTTCCACTTGCTACACCAGCAACAAAGTTACTGCTAAATCCTGTTGTGTATTGTGCACCTGAACTGTAGGCACCTGCTGTGGTTTGTACTCTAAATGTATAACCAGGGGTGTTGATATCAAGACGGTAACGAAGACCACGGATAACAGTAATAGTTGGATTGTTTAATCCGTTAATAACGTACTGGCTAGCAGAACGAGTAACTGATAAATCAATACCACCAGAGATACCCTGCGGACCTGTAGGTCCTGGAACTGTAGAGGCGGCACCTGTTGCACCCGTAGGTCCTGTAGGACCTTGAGCGCCAGTAAAGCCGACTTCACCAGCAATAGTAAATTGCCAAGAACTGAAGATGTCTCCACCAGGACCTTGGAAAATGTTTACATCTAGAGTTATTTGAGCGCCGTTTACCGCTGTAACAATTCCATCTAAAAATACGTTGTTATTTGCTACAGCTCTAACAATAGAGTTAACAATAAATGGGTGATTAGCAACGCTAAGAGTAAATGTTTTAAGACCAGTTCCTAAAGTAATTGGGCTTACAGATGTGATGCCAGCAAAACCTTGACCAACGGCACCAGTCGCACCTGTTGCACCAGTAGCACCAGTTGGACCTACGTTACCTTGAAGACCTGAGAAGCCTCGTTCACCTTGAGCACCTGTAGGTCCCTGCGGTCCTGCAAAACCTGTTGGACCTGTTGGACCTGTTGGGCCCGTATCACCTTGTGGACCTTGAGCACCTTGGAAACCTTGTGTACCACGTGGACCTGTTGCACCTGTTGGACCTGCGGTTCCTGAAGGACCTGTTGGACCTTCAAGGTTACCTACGTTCTTCCATGCGGAAGTAACAGTGTCCCAAATAATTAAGTTACCGTTTGCAAGTAACCATGCTTCACCAGCTACGCCTGTTGGGCGGTCAGCTTGTAGTGCAGCAAGCGTTGCGTACTCTCCAAGAAGGTTTAATCCTTGACCAGGAGCACCAGTAGGACCTGTTGCACCAGCTAAACCAGAAACACCCTGAGCACCAGTGGCACCAGTAGGGCCTGCGTTTCCTTGATTACCTTGAGGTCCTGTAGCACCAGTTCGACCTGTTGGTCCTGTTGCTCCAGTTGCACCTGCAGGAATATTTAAAGTATCAAATACCCAAGCGTTATTGCTGCGACGGTATAGACGTAGCTGTGTAGCGTTTCCAGTAATGCGGACAAAGGCCCAGTTAGTTGGAACTGGACTTGGGTTAGCAGCTTGAAGGTCAGCTAAGGTGTCATAAATACCAAGGTAACGAGAGTAATCTCCCTGAGGACCTGTAGGGCCAGTAGGACCTGTAGGTCCAGTCGGCCCATTTAAAGGGCCCGTTGGGCCTGTAGGCTGTGGGTACCAGTTACCGTTATCTGGCGGAACTATAATAATGTCTGGCATATCACTCCACCGTTGTCACTTGCTGGGTCACGAATGTCTGTCCTCTTAAGAAGGTTCTTTGGAAGTTGTTGTCCACAGATGATGTGGCTTGTAGGTCCCAAAAACCTCTGACTGGTAGATAGCGTGTGTCCTGTTGTGGTAGCGAAATTCTGATACGTCCAGTCTGAACGTCCACAATTGTAACATTGAAGGCTACCCACCGAGTAGGTGAATTTGGATAAGTTCTAATCTCTGCAGAAAACTCTAAATTGGTAACAGGAGCGCCTAGGATAAAGTCCTGTGAATAACTATCTCCCTGATTCATAACAAGGTCTTGAACCTGGATAGTAGATGGGAAGGTCTGTCGACCAATCATGTCATTCTGTATATACACACGCTCTGGTTTACGGCCGTCATCAAACTCTTGTGGCATATAGATAGGAACAAGCTTATTAGTACGCTTAGAGGAGCGGCGCAGGTTACCTACCTGAATACGCCATAGTCCTATATTTAACTGGGCACATAGAGAGCGGTACTGCTCTTGACGCTGTGCAATCATGCCTGTTAATTGAGCGTAGCGTTCGCTTCGTGGGATTACCACACCATCTGGAGCGGTGATGTTAATGTCAAATGCTGCATCTGTAGCTAAAACCCAGAGTGCTTCAATAGTAGCTAGGATAGCAATTGGATACTCTTCTACCGCAGGAAGGGTTGCCATAGTAACGCGGCTACCGTATGCATCTGTTCTTTCATAGGTATGCTGCTCAATAGCTGTATTAATAAAGCGGGTGATATCCGCATCAGAGAAGTAGCGGAAAGCTGTGCCATTAACAGTCAGGACTTCGCCTGCTGATATTGGGTTTAAAAATCTAACAATCCCTGTATCAACCTCTAGCTTATAGCCAGTAGGGGCAGGGATAAAGTTTTGAGAAACTCTAACTAAAAGAGTGAAAGGGTCTACAGGCTTATTATTTAAATAGTAGGCGGTAGTAGCTCCATCACTTGTTGCAGTGAATTGGAATTCCTTTGGCTGGTCACCCAACTCCAAGCGAGTCCGAGAAATCAGGTCTGACAACAGGGCCACTAACTACTCCTAACGATAGTAACGAAAAAGCGGGCAAACCTAAGTGTGCCCGCTGATTCGCCCATTAAATGCTAGATAACTCCAGCGAGGTAACCCTTTTCCTGTAGGTGTTGGGCTACGTGCTTGGACACTTTGTACTTCTGTCCAGCCTTAAAGCTATAGAAGTTTCCTACTCCTAGAGTCATGTTCTCGATGTCTTCTACGACACGGATTACAACTGAGTCTTCTTCTTTATTAGCGACTACAGTTACAGAATCCTCAATAACAGTTGCTCTATTTGGAATAGTAGCGTCTACAACTTCATCAAGTTTAATCTGGGCTTCAGCGGACGCCATAGACATCTCTGCTGCGCGAGCTTGAAGAGCATCTGCATTATCTGCAATCTGCTGTGCACGAGCGCGGCCAGTAACGTCTTGAGGCTTTACTTGTCTTGCCATTTATATTCTCCTAATTAGTATCTGTTGAGTGGGCAG